GCGGTACGTCTTCACAATTCTTAAAAGCAGACGGCTCTGTAGATTCTACGGCTTATGTTAGAGGCTCTGGAGCTATTGGATATTATGCGAGATTTACTTCATCTGGTATAATATCAGACGGCTTTATAAATACAGATAGTAACATTACATATGTTTCTGGGATGGGTTTATCTACCCTTAATGGAATAGATATTAATGGAAATTTTGGAGCTGGCACTGGTGGTTTAAAAATTCGTTCATTTGATGAAACGACTGGAAAAGCTTACATAAACTTTATAAATACTGACGGAGTTTTTCGTTTAGGAATTGAAGGCTCAACTGGTGGGGGAATCCTTCCAGGTTCTACGGCTTATGCAACAGTTTTCACTAGTGGATTAACTGGTAAGAATTTAGAATTTGGAACTAATAACGCTAAGAGATTAACGCTAGACGGAACGACTGGAGCGGCTACGTTTACAAGTACTATTACAGCAACTGGAGCAACACTTACTGGAGCTTTAAGCGGTACAAGTGCTACGTTTGTAGCAAGTTCAACATATACAAACTTTTTAATAGGTAGCACTTCAACAACTGGAGCTATTGTTGTAGATGCTAATAGAACAAATTTAGTTTTAGGAGCAGTAACAAGTAATAAAATCGTTTTTAATAATGCTTCTACAACTCAAAATGGCTACATATATAGCGATAGTGCAGAATTAAGTTTAGGATATCCAGCTAGTGGAACTTTTAATGTTCAAAAATCTGGAGTAGGTAATGTGTTTTCTATTGCAAGCTCAGGAGCAGCCACTTTTTCGAGTAGTGTAAAATCAAATACATTATTTAGCGTAGGTACTGGCTCGGGTAAATTCTTTGGAGTTGGTAGCGACATAAGCGGGTCTTTTGCCTCTACTGATTTAGTTGCGTACAATACTGGAGGGGATTTATATTTGCTATCGACTGGTGCGGTTGGTGTAATTGTTAAGGCAAGTACTGGCAACGTAGGCATCGGAACTACTTCGCCGGGAGCAAAATTAACAATTCAAAACGATGGGGCTTCCTTATATTCAAATGCTGGATTTAAAAACACATCATCGACTGCTGAACTTTTTATTGGTGTAGGTGGCAGTTCTGTTGGTGCTACATTTATTCAAAATAATGCTTATTTAATAAATGGTGGAGCATCTGCTTTAATACTAGGTACAAGCGATACCGAACGTATGCGGATTACTAGCGGGGGGCAGTTAATGGTAAATACTAATGCTTCTGTATACTCTACTCCAGCACAAATAGAAGTTAGTTATGTTGGTTCTACAAGGTATGGAATCAATTTAAGAACAACTACTGGAGACGGAATACCTTTAAATTTTGTAAATCAATTTGGAAGCCAAGTAGGTTATATTTATTGCACTAATACTGCTACTCAATATACAACTTCTTCAGACTATCGGTTAAAAGAAGATTTAAAGCCTATTAAAGGTTTAGAAATTGTAAACAAAATTAATGTTTATGATTATAAATGGAAGTCTGAAGATAGTCGAATGGATGGAGTTTTAGCTCACGAGCTTGCAGAGATTTTACCTTATGCAGTTAGTGGTGTAAAAGATGGGGAACAAATGCAAAGCGTAGATTATTCTAAAATAGTTCCAGTAATGGTACAAGCAATCAAAGAATTAAAAGCAGAATTAGACACATTAAAAAATAAATAATATGGCATTCGAATTTATCATTTCTCAATTAGACTCAATCCCATCCCTTGATGGAATGGACAAAGTAATTTCTACAATACACTACAGAGCGCAAAAGCAATACGAAGAAGATGTCATTCATTTTACCGCTGACACTTATGGAGCTTTATCGGTAGATGCACCACACGAAGCTAGCTTTACTCCTTATGAAGAAGTTACTAAAGAAATGGTAGAAGGCTGGCTAGATACTGAATTAGATATGGCATCAATTGAGGCTAATTTAGATGCACAAATAGAGAGATTTTTAAATCCTCCTATTGTGGCTTACCCACTGCCGTGGCAGTCATAAGAAACAAAAATCTTTAAATTGCGTTTATAGTGAAACAAACAACAAAAAAATGAAAATAGATTTAAACTTTAACTTAGTGGACTTAGATGGTAAAGCCATTGAAAACGCTAACGCTGGTAAGCTTGTAGCAAGCGCACTTGTTCAACAATCTAAAGGCGATGCTCTTAAATTCTGGGAGTGGGCTTTAGCTCTTAACAAAGGAGAGGTGCTTGACTTAGATTCTAGCGACCAAGAAACTTTTAAAAACTTTGTAAAGGATAACGAAAATTTCGCAATCATTGCAAAGGCTCAAATTTTACACAAACTTAAAAAAGATTAACGGTGCTTAACTCCCTACCCGACTGGTTTACTAATATTCTTACCGCTTTAATAGCTTCTTTAGCTACATATTTTAGCACACGCAAAAAAGAGACAGTAGATATACAAGGTGGGGAGTTGTCGAATACCGAAGCAGCAATTAAAATTTGGCGAGAGATGGCTCAAGATATGACAGACAAAGTCAAAGAATTAAGTGAAAAAATTGACCATCTTACCGCTGAAGTACATAGCCTAAAAAGCGAAAATTCTACGCTTAAATCTAAACTAAATATCTTAGATGAAAATATTGAAGTTAAGCCAAAGAGGGCTAGAGCTAATAAAGTCGTTTGAAGGATTGAAACTCAAGCCGTACCTTTGTCCAGCCTCGATTCCTACAATCGGTTTTGGTAATACATATTACCCAGATGGAACAAAAGTTAAATTAACAGATGCTTCTATTACAAAAGAGAAAGCTGAAGAACTACTTAAATTTTTATTGGTAACGTATGAGAAAGCGGTTGACTCATTTTGTAGGGATGATATATCTCAAGGGAACTTCGATGCACTCACTTCTTTTGCTTATAATCTAGGCAATGGTAATTTACAAAAATCTACCTTAATCAAAAAGGTAAACGCAAATCCTAAAGATGTTACAATAGCGGATGAGTTTCTTAAATGGAACAAAGCTAATGGGTCTGTCTTAAAAGGATTAACACGAAGAAGACAAGCGGAGGCTAACCTTTATTTCTCATAGATATGCATAAATTCCTTATTCTTTTGGCTTGTGTTGGATTCTTATCTTGCAAGCCTAGTAAATATATTACCGAATATAAAGAAGTCGTTAGAATCGATACCTTTAAAAGCGAGAAAGTAATAGAAAAATTTAAAGCTATCCGAGATACGATGACTATCGTAAGCCCTTGCGATTCTAGCGGGCTTCTAAGCAACTTTTATAGTAAATTAATCCTACCACAAGGCAAGGTTATAATTCGTTCCGTAGGTGGCAATATTCAAGCCCAAATAGATATTGACTCAATGAGAAACGAGATAGAGAATAACTATCGTAACTCAAAGGTTAAATGGATAGAGTACCGAGACAAAGAAGTAATTAAATACCGAGTTCCGACTTGGGTTATTATTTTATTATTAGTAGAGGCTTTAGCCTTAGTAGCTTGGTTATATCTTAAATTCGGACTTAATGCAATTAAATAAGAAAGCGCAAGCAATTAAAGACCATTTCTTTTCGGTCAATTTAACTCGTGTAGATTTTGAACGTGAGAACTTTGCAAGCTATGGCTTTGAATCTCAAGAAAACTTTCACAGACATTTATCCAGAATGGGTATTTCTGTTAAGTCTAGGTCGGAGCACTTTAAAAAGAATAGACCAAATGCGGTAATAGAATCGTTCGACCTTAGCGAAGTAGACAATTTCGGCATAGAAGAAAGCTTAGGCAAAGAATACACTAGCTTAAAACTTACTCAAGATTTTAAAAAGGTTGGTATCTTATCAGATATTCACGTGCCTTACCATTCTTTAGAAGCTTTGACTTGTGCAATTAAGCATTTAAAAGAAGAAAAAATCGATTGCCTAGTCCTGCTCGGGGACGTCCTAGACTGCTACGCAATAAGTAGACACGAGAAAGAAAAAGATATGAGGGATTTCCCTCGTGAAATCGAGATGGGGCGAAATTTTTTACAAAAGATTAGAGATATATTCCCTTTAATTCCTATTTATTATAAGATGGGAAATCACGAGAATCGCTTTCAAAGATATTTAAACGAGCAAGCAGAGGAGTTTGCTGGCTTACACGAGTTGCAGTTTGAGCAATTCTTTAGGTTAGATAAGTTAAATATTACTTATGTACCAGATTGGCAAGGCATAGAGATAGCTGATTTGCTATTGCTTCACGGTCACGAGCTTATGGCTGGGGGAATGAATCCTTCGCAGTCTACGTTTAATAAAACGTTTTGCAATACTATTATAGGTCACGTTCATAGAACTACCAATACAATCAAAAAGAATGGCTTTAAAGAGTTTTTGCATACCTATTCAATGGGATGTTTAACCCAGTTGTCTCCTAAATATTATCCTTTTGCCCAGCACAATCACGGCTTTGCGGTGGTAGATATTGTAGATGGCAAAACAAAAGTGAATAATATTATGATAAAAGATGGCAGAATAGTGTAACTTAGATTGTTTTTCATAGTTAATAGGTTTAGAATTGTGTATAGAAAGCCTCTGGATATTATCTAGGGGCTTTTTTGTAAAATAATTGACCGTTAGATAAATAATTTTAAATAAAGTTTTTTTATTCCAATTAAAGCTTTTATATTTGTTTCAACAAAAAGGGTAAAACAATTCTAAACAACAAAATAAAATGGAAAATTTACAATTAGACGGCTTTAAAAATTCAATTGCTTATTTAGAAGCAAAAGGTTTATCAAAATGTTTTGCAGCTTATGCAGAAGAATGCCCAGCTGAAGACATTATGTCAATAGGCTTTAACCACAACTCTGGTTACGTTTATATTGCCTTAGAAAATGGCATACAAATTTGCTCAATGCTGGGCAATGATGCTGAATATATTACTTGCAATTTTGAAGATGGCGAAGAAGCTTTTTATAATTCTTATATGGATGCAATAAGAAACTCTTAATTTAAAATAAAATTAAAAAACATTTTTTATTCAGTTATTTTTATTATATTTGTAAAACAATTCTAAACAAAAACAAAATGAGAGAACATCTTAAAAACCTTGACAAAAACGACATTGCTGGAGCTATTCTGCTTTCAGTACTTGGGTTCGTTATTTATTATCTAATCTATCTTTATCAAAACATCTAAGCTAATGAAAACTTTAAAAGCAGAATTTCAAGACCAAGCTGGTCGGTACACTATGACCTTCTATTACAATGCAGAACTTTGGGCAGTTAAAGACCTTGTTCAAAACGAATGCTCTAAATCAAATTCTAAACTCTTAAATATCTTATCTAATGAAAAATCTAATTAAAGCGTTATCGGACTTTCAAAACGATTGTCCAATTATTCACAAGGATACAAAAGGGCATAACTACACTTATGCGGACTTACCTCAAATCTTTAGCGTTATCAATCCTTTGCTAAAGAAACACAAGCTTTGTTTTACCCAGTTGCTACAAGACAATGGAATTAGAACGATTCTATTCCACGTAGAATCTGGCGAGCAACTAGAAAGCTTTACAACTATTCCAACGGTTAAACTAGGGGCTATGAATGAATTTCAGAGCTATGGTTCGGCGGTGACGTACTATCGGAGATATTGTCTTAGTTCTATGCTTGCTTTAGTGACCGACAAAGACACCGATGCAGCTGGTTCTTCTATACCTGTCGCACAATCGCCTAAGTTTCGCTTAGATATGCTAACTAACGTTTACAACGTAGGGGAATTAGCGGTACTTTATGATTCATTTAAATCTACATTAACTACCTCAGACTTAGAGGCATTCAAAACACGTAAACAACAATTAACAAAATAACAATGGGAAAGCTAATTAACTCACAAATCAACAAGTCTAAATTAAATGGCTTGGTTCACTACACGAACAAAAACACAGGCGATGAATCGGTAAATATTACCATCTCGCTAAACGACACACCAGACCAATATGGCAACAATGTTGCTATTTGGATTTCACAAACCAAAGAGGAGCGTGATGCAAAAGCACAAAGAGTATTTTTAGGAAATGGCAAGATTGTATTTGATTCAGATATGCCAAAACAAAACGCACCAGAAATTCCAACAGATTTACCTTTCTAATTATGTACAAAGAAGTCACAATATTTACGCTATCTAGCGAAACAGGACAAACCGTTAAATGGATGGCTAAGTTTCAAACGCAAGAAGACTATAACGAGTGGATAAAAACACACGCTTTAGAAGGGTTTACAATTGTAAACGAAGAGTGTTTAGCTAATAAATACCCACAAGTATTAAAGCTTGATTTAAAAGGCGAAAGAGGTGGTTACTATTCAACGGTTCAACTCTTCAAAACGAGCCAAGAATATAC